CTCCTCGCGGAGATGCAGCAGGCTGAACCGCCTCAAGGTGACGATGGCAAAACACAAACGGCGCCTGAGACACGGGATAAACTACAGCAACCGATAGACGATAAGCTAGATGAGCGCTACAGAACCCTTAAAGGCAAATACGATGCGGAAGTCCCGAGACTGTATCAATCGGTGAGAGAGCGAGACGCGCAAATAGCCGCTCTTACTGCCGAGATAAGCCGGATAGCCGCGCAAAACAACACCTCAGCCCCCACCACCACTCAGGATCAACAGCATAAGCGTATTGACCCGGAGCGGTTTAATGATTGGGGAGACGAGTTCAAAGACCTCGCGAGGGAAAACAACGCCATGGCGGAGAAGGTATCTACCCTCGAAGCCACGTTAGCCGAGTTGAAAGGCGACACAACCGCTACCCGCGAAGAGAGGTTTTACGCCGATCTTCAAAAATCAGTTCCCAGCTTTACACAACTCAACGAAGACCGGGGATTCATAGATTGGCTCGCGCAACCGCACCCATACCTGGGGATACCCCGCCAAGCGCTACTCGATCAGGCCGCCGCTAAGTTTGATGCAAAGAAGGCAGCCGCGATTTTCAACGAATATTTATCTGGACAATCACATTCTAGGCCCAACCCTACAGTTCGTAAAGACCTCAAATCTCAAGTGTCGCCGACATCCAGAGCGCCGACACAGAGTGATATTGCTCCAACTGGCCGGATATTCAGCCAGGCAGAAGTATCGAAACTCTATGACGACGAGCGTCGCGGCTTGTTTGCAGGCCGTGAAGCGGAGTTCGCGGCACAGGAAAAAGAGATTTTTGCGGCGCAAAGGGAAGGGCGCATCCGATAGGAGGGATGAGCAATGGCTAATACAGGAGCCTTCCCCGCCAGCGCGGGACAACCGCAGTATAGCGGAAACTTTATACCGGCAATTTGGGCCGGGAAACTTGTCAGCAAGTTCTATGGAACTACTGTTTTCGGTGCCATAGCCAATACTGATTACGAAGGACTTATCAAGGCTATGGGAGACACCGTTCACATTAGGACAGTGCCTTCCATAACCATCAAGACGTATTACAAGGGCATGAATCTTTCAGTTGATAACCCTGATAGTCCTGGTGTTGACTTGCCTATTAACAAAGGCAAGTATTTCGCGTTTATCGTTGACGACGTGGACAAAATCCAGTCAGACCTTAAACTCATGGATCAGTGGAGCAATGACGCATCTGAACAAATGAAGATTGCTATCGATACCCTCGTCCTGGGCGATGTTTACGCCGACGTTGCAGCCACCAATAAGGGCGTGGCTGCAGGAGCCAAGTCAGGAGCCTTTGACCTGGGTGTTCCAGGCACCTCGATAGCGCTTACCAAAACCAATGTTTTGGATTACATTGTCGACATGGGAACCGTTCTTGACGAGGCCAATGTGCCGGAAACTGGCCGATGGCTTGTAATCCCCGCATGGGTGGCTGGACTGATCAAAAAGTCTGATCTCAAGGACGCGTCTCTTGCTGGGGACAACCAGAGCGTGATGCGTAACGGACGCCTTGGCATGATTGACCGCTTTACGCTTTATAGTTCTAACCACGTAGCGACAGTCGCTGATGGCGCCTATACCTGTTATTACATCATGGCCGGGACTAGGCACGGGATAACCTTTGCCTCGCAGATGACCGAGGTTGAAACTCTCCGCGCTCAGTCCACATTCGGCAATATTGTCAGGGGTCTTAACATATTCGGCTACAAAGTTGTAAAGGGTGATGCGCTTGCTCTTCTTTATGGCCGCAAAGGTTAATTATTGAAAGGAGATACACATGGGAACTTATAACTTTACAATTGGGTCGACTGCCGGAGCCCCGGCGGTCAAGGGCAACAAGCATTTTGTCTTGTCCCGTGAGCTTGATGTCCCGCAGATGATTCTTGACGATGCTACCCTTGCGGCAGCCGCGAAGCTAACCGCAGGGGATATAATCCAGGCGATTGTTATGCCCGCAAGGTCTGTCCTCAAGAATGTTGTTGTTGAGATTGTCACAGCGGGGACAGCCGGAGGCGCCATAGACGTGGGTCTTGCCGGAGGCACGCAGGCTTTCGCCGCGCTTAATGCTGTTACGCTCGGAACAACCATCATGGCGCATACCGCTGCCTGGGGTGTTGATACTGTGTGCGGAGTTGTATTTTCAGCTTCCGACACGATTGACGTTCAGTTCATAGCCGACGAGACAGTGGGTAAGATCAGGGTTTACGTTGAGGGTTATATGCTCGATGAGCCTACCGTTTATCAGTCACAGATTTCTTAACGCAATAGGGAGCGTCCCCTCAATAGGGGACACTCTTCATTAAAGGAGGGTGGGAAAATGAGCGAGCAACGATGGCTAAAACAGAGTAACGGCACAATATGGCCTTATACAGATATACTGGCTGAAAGGCCAGATATGGCTATTATTGACCGTGGTGACTATTCCTCTGTATCAAAGGCTAAACCAGAACCATGGGACCATTCCATTGCCGATAAAACGGTAACAAAAGCGGTTAAGGAGCCTCAAAGGCCGAGTGGAGGCCCAGCGGCCAGGAAAAAAGTAACGATAGACTCGCCGTTGGAAGACCTACTTCTGGCAAGTAAACAAAGTCTTATGGCGCTTGGCAAACTGTACGGCATAAAGGTCGATATTCGCATGACTAGGGGCGAACTCATCTCTGCCGTAACAGCGGCCAAGAAAGGACTGGAGGATGTAAAGAATGGCAACGATAACAGCACAAGCGATAATTGATAAAGCTGAGATAATCCTCCAGGACACCACGAATGTAAGGTGGCCCGCAGAAGAATTACTCAGTTGGCTTAATGACGGCCAAAGAGAAATTGTGCTTAGAAAACCAGACAGTTACGTCGAGAATGAGAACCAGATTTGCGTTTCAGGAACAAAGCAAAGCATTCCCAGCGATGCGATAATGCTTATAGACGTTGTCAGGAACATGGGAACAGATGGGGCAACTCCGGGAAGGGCCGTGACGCCTATCGACAGGAAAATCCTGGATGATCAGCGGCCGAACTGGCACACCGAGACTGGCGTAGCCGAGGTCAAGCATTACTCCTTTGACGACCGTGATCCGAAACATTTCTATGTGTATCCCCCGCAACCCTCCAGCGCCTTTGGGTATTTGGAGCTTATTTGCTCAACTTCTCCGCCGGATGTAGCCGCAATCGCAGACATCATGACTCTTGACGATGTATATTCTAACCCTCTTTTGGATTATATCCTTTACAGAGCATACTCAAAGGATGCGGCATTAAGTCCTACCGCGCCGCAAAGGGCCGTTTCCCATTACGGAGCGTTCCTGGCGAGCTTGGGTATTAAAGAAAAGGGTGAGGCTTTATCTGAGCCTTTAGGCGCGTCTAAAGAGGCAAGGTTACAAGCTCAGGCAGCAGGCGCCTAAAAAAGGGAGGCCGATACCATGGCGACGCTTTTGAATGAGTGTGCTGATTATGTTAGACCCGACCTGCGCATGTGTCCTGATCCGGTGATAGAAGAATACATGTTACGGTCGGCGATAGATATATGCCGGAGGGCATTTGCGCTCCAGTGGTGGTATAAGTGGGAAATAACTGATGGTGATGTCGTTGATGGGGTAATAGAAGTCCCCCTTTCCAATTGTAGTTACATGGCTCCTTGTGCGGTTCTAGAAGTCACTGTAGGGGAAGATAAACCTCAAGTGATACTGCAATCAGCCTACCCAGCAGACCTTCCGTCAGCGCCGACGATAGAGTTCTCAGGCCTATGCGACGGCAACTATACCCTCGCCGCAAACGTGGCGCTCACGCCTACAAATGACGCTCCATCCATTGATGATGCTCTTTGGGATCGGTGGAAAGACGTAATATCGTCTGGAGCAAAATCCAAAATCTACATGATCCCAGGTAAGCCATGGACTAGTCCAGAACTTGCCGCGTTCCATATAAACGAGTTGATAAAGGGGAAATCAGAGATACGCTTACAATCCGCGAGGGGTGGAGCTGATCATCTTTCATTGCAGGTTGAACCAATTCTATTTATTTAGCGGGGTATGGAAAATTGGGAATCACAAGTCAATACTTAGGGATTATTGTAGCGTCAGTAACTCTTATTGGGACTGTGGCTGGGTGGTTAATAACGTACGGGATGCTTGTTGCCAGAGTAAAACGCATAGAAGAGGACATCAAGGCTCTATGCCTGAAAGAATCAGAGAAACTGCCTGATGGTAGGGATATCTATGTATATAGAACCAGTTGTGATGTTCAAGAAAAAAAAGTTGATGATCAATTCAACCAACTTTATAATAAGTTAAATGATATGCAAAAAAGCCTCGTTATAATGCAGACTCAGCTTCACAACATTTTGCAGTGTTTTTCCATACAGCCAAAACCAGAATCAAAAACTATGGCAAAATATGAATCTTAAACTTATCAGGGCCGAAATGGGGCCGGAAGGAACCTTCGGAGTTTTACTCCTTGACGGGAAATCCTTTTGCGTGACGCTGGAAAGACCTTGGCAAGATAATAAGCCTGATATCTCCTGCATTCCCGCCGGAACGTATAAATGTTCACCTGTTAATTCGCACAGATTCGGGGAGACCTTGCAGGTGGATAACGTTCCCGGAAGATCAGAGATAATCTTTCATCAAGGTAACTATGTTGATGACTCCAGAGGGTGCATACTTGTTGCAAGGAGTTATGGAATCCTGGGTCTCACAAGAGCTATACTAACTTCGAGACCAGTATTCACCAGATTCCGGGAGGTTATACAAAACAAGGCTCCGTATATTCTTGAAATAGTGGGGAGTTAAAGTGGCGGCCATAAAAATCCAGGAGTTTAAGGGGATGTTGCCTATTATAGAGGCACAAAGGCTCCCTCAAGAGTTTGCAGCCAGTTCTATAAATGCCAGTGTAGCAGGGCCAGCACTAGCTCCTATGCTTGACAAGACTTCTGCTTCTCTTGGTTCAGTTTTGTACCCGACCATCCATAAGGTAGGCACTTCATGGGTGGCCTTTGACGACATCCTGAATATTGTTAAAGCGCAGGTAACTAATACAGCCAACCGGTTTTTCTATACTGGAGATGGATTCCCGAAACAGACCGATGAAGACCTTCTTGAAGAGACCCCTCCCTATGTGAGACTTGGAGTTGTTGCTCCTACCACTGACTTGACAGTCGGCCTTGAAGGGACGGCAGGCACAGAAGTCCAGGCGTCAGTTTCTTACATCTATACCAGGGTTTGTAAATGGTCGGACGGGACGGAAGAGGAAAGCGCGCCTAGCAGTCCAACAGTAGTATTAGACGTTTACGAGGATCAATACGTTGAATTGACGGGATTTGTGGTCGGCTCAGGATATAATAACGTGGTTACTCATTTTAGGATTTATCGCCTGTCTTCCAGTGAAACGACGTCGCAATTTCAATACCTGGCAGAGATAGCCATAGCGACAACCCAATATGATGATAGGAACGGGACAAACTACGCGCTTGGCCTTGTGACCGCTGAAGTCTGTGAAACAACGGGATGGGATCCGCCGCCCGATAATCTTGCCGGACTTATTCAGTATTCAAATGGCCTCCTGGCCGGTTTTGTGGCAAATAACGTCTATGTATCCGAACCATTCGTTGCCTACGCATGGCCAACAGAAAACATGCTTCCGGTTGATTATGACATTGTTGGCCTTGCTGCTTTCGGGAGCCAACTTATTGTATGCACAGAAGCATATCCCTATGTCATTACTGGAGTTGACCCTCAATCCTTTACTCAAACCATACTGCCGTTCATGGAACCATGTGTAAGCGCAAGGGGGATCATATCCACGCCATACGGAGTTATTTATCCTACACCAGCAGGACTTTTTCTCATCAATGGGGCAGACGGCAGAAACATTCTGGAAGGGATTTACTCTAAATATCAATGGTCAGCACTAACTCCTGCAAACCTTCTAGGTGTCTATAAAGACGGCTTTTATGTCGGAATCTTTAAGGACACAAATTACGCCATATTCATCAATATAGTAAACCCAGCGGAGCATGGAGTCCTAAGAAGGGGAATAGCACCGGCAAATTACCTTGCTAAGGGTGTTGCAGTTGACCCGGATGACAATGCGATTCAAGTCATAGGATATTACGATTCAGTGAGTTACCGCCTTGCTCAAGAGAAATCAACTTCTCTCGCGACATACGTTTGGCAATCCAAGATATTTGAGACAACAGACGATTTCAATTTTGCATGCGCTAAGATACGCGGGGATTTTACAAGCGGTAAAACCGTAACCTTTAAGCTCTACGCAAACGGCACGTTGAAGCATACGCAATCAGCTATAACGAACTCTAATATGTTCAGGCTTCCATCAGGTTTTGGTGCAGGCGAATGGTATTTCACGCTTGAAGGGACAGCTACAATCTACTCGGTGGCCATGGCCACCGACCCGCAGGAATTGCTATGACAACGCGGAAAACCAAAATACCGCAAATACCACAAATCCCCAAGGATGCTTCTCCGGAAGTAAGAGCCTTCCTATCGGCTCTAAAAGAGCAGGTTGAAGTAAAGGCAGGGCAACGGGGTAACACCCTGGATCGGAACCTGACTCTAAGGGATTTTACCGACCCTGAGTTAATGGCGCAGCTCAATATTGACCTTACTCCGATAATTATTCCTGGCCCCGGCGGCAGTGGCAGCGGTGGCGGTGATACTACTCCCCCAGGCCCTCCGACTGATTTTGCCGTAGTGTCCAGATCAGCGCATCTCAATGTAATGACATGGGTTGACCCGACTGATACGGATTATAGGGGTGTGTTGTTAAGCAGAAATAGCGTCAATGTCTTCAGCACTGCTTCTATAAGAGCCTTTGTTCCCAGGTATGTCCAACAATATAGCGATGATGATTACGAAAACGAAATACAGGATTGGTATTACTTTCTCCAATCCATGGATGATTCATACAATCTTGGTTCTTACGTTGGCTCTTCCGGCCCCGGGGGAGACCTTGAGCCTGGAGACGTTCAGAACTTTGCCGGTATTTTTACGCCAGACACAAGGCGAGTGACCTTTACCTGGACGGAACTTGCAGAAGCGGATATAAGCCATTATGAGATCAGACAAGGTGGGACAGGCTGGTCGGACGCGACAGTAATCCATGATAGGCTCAAACACTCTCCCTTTGAACTGTATATCGAAGCTGAAACGAACGCTATGGTTACGTTCCGCATTAAGGCTTTTGATGTTTTAGGCCAGGAAAGCACTAATGCGTCAACCTGTACAGTCGATATTGACACGTCTCTTACAGAAGTCCTCACCCCTACAGGACTAACATTATCTACCGGGAGCGTGATAGCTCCTGATGGAACTGACCAAGTTTTTATACGAGCTACCTGGGATTCAGGTGTTGCCGTATCTGATAAGTTTTCTCACTATGAAATAAGGCTGACAAAAGACCCTTCAGGTGACAATTATACTTCTGAGTTTATGACCGTAGGCCGTGAATATTTATGGATGAATAACATTATTCCAAACACGCTCTATGCTGCAAAGGTAAGAGCAAAAGACCGGTTTGGGAATACAACAAATTGGAGCAGCACTGAGACAATTACCAGCGGGAAAGATACAACCGCATGTCCAGCGCCATCAATCGCTATCGCAAGGTTTTTAAGACACTTACGCATAGTTATTACAAAAGGTGGGACGGACACACAAAACTTTGACCTGCACCATTTCGAGCTTTACCGTCACACGTCAAACAATAGCGGATTAGCGACAAAACTACAGTATTTTGATGGCGACACATATGACGATTTCCCGCCAGGACTAGGTACCTTCTATTATTGGGCCAAATCAGTCGATTATTCAGGCAATAAGAGCGCGTTCAGTTCTGTCGCTTCCGACTCGCTTGTTTCCATCCCTTCGACCCCTCCAGGCGGTATTACACTCACAAGCTATGCTACTATCCTGTCAGATGGAACCGATCGTGTTGATCTCAAGGCAGTATGGACATATACGCAGGGGAATTATTTTGATCATTATTTACTCGATATTAAGCACACGCCTTCCGGGGTCGAACTTGTTTCAAGGGCCGCGACTACTGATA